CATAAACCAGTTGAGCAATGAGAACGTGTTTATCATATCACACAAATCGGACCTGAGTGTAGATAAGTTTGATAACACAATAATGTTTCGCAAAGAACAAAACTTTAGTAAGGTAACAACATAATGAAACTAATACAAGAGAATGACCCAATTTTAAAAAAGGTAATGCCCGACTTCAACTTTGATGATCCGGTTATGGACCCTAATGAACTTGTGAAAGAGATGCACAAGATTCGTAAGCGTGATGGTGGTATCGGACTTGCGGCACCACAGATCGGTGTAGAGACCCGAGTTATCGTTATCGGTATGGGTGATCTACAATCAGATGGTGTAGAAGATTTTGCCAAGGCATTCTTTAACCCTGAGATCACAGAGGCAAGCAAAGATCAAGAATATATGGTAGAGGGTTGTCTAAGTTATCCTGGTCTATTCGTGAAAGTGAAACGACCAAAGGAGATTACTTTTACATTTGAAGATGAAGAAGGTACAAAATACTATGACCATCTGAGTGGTATTACTTCTCGTATTGTTCAGCATGAGATTGACCATTTAGATGGCATTACGTTTGACACTAAAGCTAACCTACTACATCTACAAAAGGCCAAGAAAGACCGTAAGTTATCCGAAAGATATAAAAAGAGAATGGCCCTTGACAATGTTGTAGAATCGTGATAGGCTGTATAGACATTCACAAATAAAGGTATTTCTAATGCCCAAAAAATATTCAGTGGTTGATTATCTTGCGTTTCAATTAGGCAAGTATATGTCTTACAGGCCTCCTGTGTATGAGCGTTTGACCGATGAGGACTACATCACAATTCTCAGTTGGTGTGAAGATTGGGAACCAGAAGATGTTTACTACACAGCGTGGAATGCATCAGCAATGGATATGTCTATTGATTGGGAGAAGTGGTCTCAGAATATGACTGACTTGCCTGGTCCCGTCAAGTACGAACTAAGAAGGGGTCTAGAGAAGCACGAGAAGATGGGTAACTTGCAAGCACTAAGAGCATACGCATTTATCTATGAACACATTATTGAGAAGTGGATCCCAAGAATTTTTTGGATTTCTATTCCAGTTCTTATCTATTATCTATTCTTTTAAGTATAAATAATAGTAGAGAATTGCCTTCGGGGATTCTCGTTTTTTAACCTTGCATAACAATGGAGGTACCAAATAATGGTAACATCAAAAGCAGTAGCAAACATCTGGGATCATCTTAATCAATTTGATCGCAATCTTTTAACACCTTATGCCGTAGGCTTCGACCGTGTCTTTGACCGTCTTGGAGACTATGCCATGAATCAGGCAACATCAACTGGGTTTCCACCTTACAACATTCGTAAGGAAGGAGATACAAAGTTCACAATCGAATTGGCCCTTGCCGGTTTGACTCGTGATGATCTTGAAGTTGAAGTATCTGACGGTGTTCTTTCAGTTAGCACCAAAGCCAAGAAGGAAGAGGCAGAAGGTGTAGAACTCTTACATCGAGGAATTTCTTTCCGACAGTTTACACGAAAGTGGACCTTGGCTGACGATATCGTTGTCAACGAAGCCAAGATGGAAAATGGTATGCTTCTAATTGACTTAGAACGTATTATTCCAGAAGAAAAGAAACCTCGTCTTATTGAAATCAAATAAGAGGGAAACAAACACAAATGGAAACTTTCGTTGGGCTTTGTGCTCTCGTAAGTTGGCTATGGTTGTGGCTAGGATTAATGACAAATGACTATATTTAAATCCCTAGTTGCAACCGTATTTGCTTACGTTGTAGTGTCTATAATAGTATCAATGCCGATTATTTTATCGGCTGTTTTTTAGAGGAGAAAAATGGAAATGTGGGTTTTATTAGTTGGAATGATCCTTGCGATTGGCGTAATGGTCTGGACTGATGATCCTAGAATCGAAGATGAAAATAGAAAATTTTATAACAAATACTATTGACATTCTAGTAAATAGGTGATATACTTATGTTATGAGTAAAAAAATAAATTATGAGTTTAGTGAAGATAAAGCGATTCGTGAATTGCAGCAGTACGTGGATGGTACTTACAACGGGCATTATGCCAAACGTAAGTATCAGTCCACACAATTCATACAAGACTGCGGACACGGAGAAGGCTTTTGTATGGGTAATATTCTAAAGTATGCTCAACGATATGGACACAAAAGTGGACATAACAAGGCAGACCTTATGAAAATATTACATTATGGAATAATCATGTTACATATACATGAGAATCGAGAAGGTGATTAAATGATGAAACTAAGTGATAAAACAGTAGGCATTCTAAAGAATTTTTCTACCATCAATCAGAACATTCTGATTAAAGAAGGTAGTAAACTCCGAACGATGTCAACAATGAAGAACATTCTTGCCGAAGCGAATGTTTCTGAAGCGTTCCCCGCAGACTTTGGCATCTACGACCTCAATGAGTTCTTGGGCGTATTGACTTTGGCAAAAGATGCCGATCTCAATTTCGACAATCAGGCATTCTTGACGGCAAACAATGGACCTACAAAGATCAAGTATATGTATTCTGATCCATCCATTCTAACAGTCCCACCTGAGACATTCAACGCACCAGAGACAGATGTAAACTTCTCTATGCCACAGGACATTTTGACTTCTGTATTGAAGGCGTCTGCTGTTATGCAGCTTCCTGATATTACAATTGATTCAGATGGTACTCCTGGTGTTGAAGTCACAGCAACAGACCTGAAGAATACTTCTTCTAACAACTACACACAGGTTCTAGATATTGACCGACCTCCGTTTGATTGTCGCTTCAAGGCAGAAAATCTCAAGATGATTTCTGGTGACTATGAAGTTCAAGTATCAACAACTGCCGGTGTGAGTCACTGGGTTGGAACTGATGTCTCTTATTGGATTGCTATGGAAGCAAAGACTGATGGATGAGACAAGTGAATGGACAATCAATGCTATCAATCACTTAATCGAATTGGGTATGACCCTAGAACGTATTGCGGACCGATTAGGTATTGACATTGAGGATGTAATTGTAGTAGAATGTCCAAATGTAGTATAGAAATACTCCACCACTTCTCATGCACTAGTTGCCGAGGGTGGTGGAGCATTGCTTTAGAAACCGTTATGAAACCAAGACAACTGTTTTGTCCTTGGTGCGGACATAACGATCATTATGAGGTGGAACAAAATGAAAGAACCAATTCTGTGGGTAGAAAATTACAGACCAAAAACCATTGATGACTGTATATTACCCCCAAAGATAAAAGAAACTTTTAAAGAGTTTATCAAGAACAAAGACATACCTAACCTGTTATTGTCAGGTGGGGCTGGTGTCGGCAAAACAACAGTAGCACGTGCTCTATGTAATGAACTAGACACGGACTATATGATTATCAACGGATCAGAAGAATCCGGTATTGATATTCTTAGAACGAAGATCAAACAGTTTGCTTCGACTGTATCCCTTTCTGGTGGACAGAAAGTTGTGATACTTGATGAGGCAGACTATCTCAATCCTCAATCAACGCAACCTGCTCTCCGTGGGTTCATTGAGGAATTTCATAGAAACTGTCGTTTTATTTTTACTTGTAACTTTAAGAACAGAATTATTGAACCGTTACATTCGCGGTGTTCTGTTATTGAATTCAAGATAAACGGCAACCGACAACAACTTGCCGGTCAGTTGCTTGACCGGTGTGTGAATATTCTCAATGAGAATAATATCGAACACGATAAGAAAGTTGTTGCCGAAGTAATACTGAAACACTTTCCTGATAACAGGCGAGTGTTGAATGAGTTGCAGCGGTATGGTGTGTCGGGCAAGATAGACTCTGGCATCCTCGTCAATCTTTCAGAAGTTAGTATGAAAGAGTTGGCACACCACCTCAAGGAGAAAGAGTTTACACAGGTTCGTAAGTGGGTAGTTGATAATATTGATAATGATCCCACCAAAATCTTCCGCAAGATTTATGACAATCTGTATGTATATCTTGAACCGAGCACCATACCCGCTGCTGTTATTCTTATTGGTGATTACCAATACAAGTCAGCTTTTGTGGCTGACCAAGAAATCAACCTGTTGGCTTGTCTAACGGAAATTATGAGTCAGTGTAAATTTAAATGAAACTAACAAAAGATAAAAAAATATACATACCAGATGGTGATAACTGGTGGTGGCGTGAAGGCTATGAACAAAAACAATTCTTTGAAACTATGAGACACGTTTCTAAGAGAGATGTTGCACTAGATATTGGTGCTCATGTCGGCATATGGTCAAAAAGATTATCAGAAATTTTTAAAGAAGTGATTGCTTTTGAACCTGTGCCCGAACACGTTGAATGTTGGCACGCTAATACTATCAACAATAATAACGCAACGATACATGAGTTTGCTTTATCAAATAAAACCGAAACGGTGAAGATGAAACAAACCGGACATAATTCTGGTATGTCTAGTTTAGAATACAATCCAAAACAATTAAGGTCTAGTAAAGAAATTGAAATAGAAACAAGACCTCTAAACGGTTTTAATTTGCCGCCAGTAGATTTTATGAAGATAGATGTAGAAGGACATGAACTTGCTATGCTAGAAGGTGCTAATCAAATTATTGCTGCTTATGTTCCCACTATCTTTATTGAGATACACGATAAGGAACGTAAGAAAGATACCAATGCTTATGATTGGTTAATCAATGTAGGTTACAAAGAAATACTTTCTATGAGCTCAGGCAACTATCTTTTTAAACATGAAGTTAGAACCTAAAGAAGAATGGAACGATAGACTTGTTCGTGAATGGGAGAGTTGGATACCTAACAACCTTCCTGAGACAGTCGATGCTCTAACGGACGATGGGTTGAGAAACTTGCTTGAGGGTGAGTTGTCTAAACTCCGTGAGATGTCTGTGGAAGAAATTACCCTTTATCAAAAGTGGTGTGAGATACAACGCAAG